TCGTTGCCACGTTGAAGTCAGCAACAGCTAATAGCTATGTGACTTTAGCTGAAGCAAACACTTACTTTGAGACTGTCCCAGATTCAACAACTTGGGATAACAAGACTGATGATCAAAAGAACCGAGCATTAATATCTGCTACGAGATGGATTGATGGTTTAAATTTTTATGGTGATCGTTGTGATGACGGTCAAGCATTAAAATGGCCTCGAAATAACTATGAAGTTGATAATGTAGAACTTGTCTGTACTGCAATTCCTCAAAGTATTAAATATGCACAATATGAATTAGCAAAGGCATTAGCGAATGAAACTGATGCGATGACTGGCAATAAAGGAACTGATGGCTCTTATGAAAGAGTTAAAATAGGAGACATGGACATTAAATACAATACGAGCAGTCAAGGTATTGGAACGGTTAATAATGTATTTGATGTTTATCCGTGGTTACAAAATTATTTAGGTGCTTATTGTCTTGGTGGTTCTGGTGGTTATCCAGTACGAGTTGTTAGAGGTTAGTCATGGCAGGAGCATTAGATAAATCATTAAGAGCAGCAGCCAAGCAAATTATTGCTGATTTTGGAGCAGCTTTAGATACTACGATTACTTATTCTGTTAATGCAAAAGGCAGTTATAACATTGCTGCTGGAAAGCAGTTAATTTCAACGACAAGTTATGCAGATATAAAGGTTCCAGTTGAGTTTATACACGCAGAAGAGAATGAAGGAAGGGAAGAAAGACGAGCAAAGTTATATATAACACCTGATTTAATCGGAGATCATCAACCTACATTTGAAGATGAGATTACGTTGAGTTATGGAGGAGGAAATAAGGTTGCACAGATTATTGATATAGATACAAAACGTGGTGGACAGGTTTATCTACATACAATTCAGGTGAGATTCTGATGGCTAGGAAAAAAGAAAGGCGATGGAATGGGAAAAGACAAGGTAGGAAAAGAAAGCCAAAACAGAGTTACGCAGAATTACAGGCAGCGTTAAGTAGAAAAGAAACGCCCGATAAGTTTATGAGCAATATTGAGAAAGATTTATATGCAGATATTGAAGCTGATTTTAATTTATTAATTCAAACAACTGTTTCTGATTTAACAAGTGATTCGACTAAAGGTGGTTATAGTCCTGTTTTAACAGGTTTTTTTGCATCTAATTGGAAAGCAGGTAAAGGGCCAATTAATAGGACAGAAACTCCAACAAGTACAGAATGGGAAAAGATTAAAAAGACGACTCGAACGATTGGTGGAAAAAAGGAAACTGTTTTATTTCCTGGTCAAAAACCGATTATTAAACAACGTCATACCGTTCCAGAATTTGTTTTAAAGGATAGAGTTTACATTGGTAGTGCAGTTAAATATGCTCCATACGCTTTAATGTCTCCTAAGTCACGATTAATTAATTATGTTGCAGGAGGAGGAGGTAGTACAGCTTCTTTAAATCAACGAATTAATGAAATAATGACGGATAAGAAAAAGAATGTTGATATTAGAATAGGTGCGCAAGCTTTTGGAGGTAATCAAGAGGCACGAACTCAGATGACACAAAATGATGATTATAGACCTAGAACTGGGTACACCAAACTTGAGGGAACTTAAACCATGACACTTGTAAAAGCTAGAGCCGCTTTTGAAAAAGCAATTACCGATGCAGTAACGGATGTTGATCCGACTGTTAAAATGATTTATGACAATATTGCTTATACAACTCCTGGTAAGACAGTTAAATACATCATTTTAGGCGTTAATTTTGGTCAAGCAACGATGCAAAATCAAGGTGCTTCTAGTGACTATTATTCAGGTTTTATTCAATGTAATGTTTATGTTCCTAAGAATAAAGGAACGTCAGTATTAGCAGCTATCAGTGAATCAGTTATTGATGGTATGACCTCTGTTAATGCTTCTGATTATGTTGACACCTATAGTTGCACACCCAAAGTAAGGGATGTTGTAGGGCCAGGAATATTTGATACTGAAGACGAATCACATTGTATGGCTGTAATAACCTGCCAATTCTCTGCAAACGCTTAGTATAGTATTAATACTAATCGAATATTAACTTATGGCTAAAGCCATTGATCTCCTTCGCAACAAATTTGGTGTCAGTCAGTTATATCAACATGACGTTGTTAAAGATGGTGAAACTGTCTTAACTGTATATTGGAATCCATTAACGATTGCAGAAAGAGAATCAATTCAAAAAAAAGCAGGAACAAGTGATGCTAATGATTTTGCATTAGCTTTGATGATTCAAAAGGCTTTAGACAAAGATAGTAAAAGGTTATTCCAAGATGGTGATAAAGCTGCTTTAAGACGAGAAATTGAAGCTGCTGTTTTACAAGAAATACAGTTAGCAATGCTTGAATCTGGAACAGATAAGGAGGTGGAAGAAGCTCAAGCTGATTTGAAAAGCTAATAAGCTTTGGTATTTTATGTTTTCTCTAGCGAAAGAGTTAGGGATGACGGTATCTCAGTTGTCAAATGATTTAACGATGGAAGAGTTGATGGGATGGTCAGCTTATTTTGCGTTAAAGAATGAAGAAGATGAACGAGAAAAAGATAAAGTTCAAAAAGGTACTGCTAGTCGGGTACAAACAAGGTAAAGTAGGGTGAAGTTTATCGGGTTAGAAAGGAGTGGCTGCTGATTATACCCGTACGATTGTTTTTAAGGTAGAAGATAAGGCAATAAAACGTGCGACTGATCGTATTACAAGCAGCTTACAAAATATTGAGAAAATCTTAGGAAGTATAGAGAAGAAAGGATTAAAAAGCTTTGTAGATTCAACAGAAAAAGTAAGTGATGGTCTTGAAAAAGCAACCAGAAAAGCTAGAGGATTAGATTCTGCAATTGATAAAGTTGAAAAGAAAAGAAGGGCGGCTGGACGATTTATCCGACAAGGATTAGAAAATGATCCTTTTTTTGCTACTGAAAGAGCAATTGCTCGTACATATCAAACTTTAATAAAAAGAATAGATGCTGACACAAAACTAGTTGCAGAGAAAGTTAAGGCTGGATTTGCTCCTATGCAAGCATTATTAGTATGGGTTTCTTCATTGCCAGGGAAGTTTAAATTAGCTAAAAAGGCTGCTCAAGAATTTGGTGAAGCATTACAGGCTTATAATCAAGGTATAACTATATCGAGACAAAGCTTATCTGCATTAGAAAATACTTTATCTACTGTTAAACAAGTAAATAGACAGCTTCCTATAGATAATGAAAAGTATAGAGATAGTGTAAGAAATGTTTTATTTGCAGAGAAAGAAGTTAATAAGGAATTGCTTGATAGAAAACGAATATTAGACAGTATAAATAGAGATCAAATTGCATTTAGAAATAAGATAAAAAGAAGTATTGCTGAGTCTAGGAATAGAAGGGCTTTTTCTGGTTCTGGCTTCCAAGAATTTAGTAGTCGGGCTGATCGAATTAAAGCAATTGCTGATGAAAAGCAATCTGTTCAATATAAAGCATTACAAGAAGAAAGAAGACTTAAAAGAATAAATAATAGACTCAGAGCAAGGGGAGATCTTCAACGAACTAAAGGTTTAACAATTGAAGAAAGAATAAATAAAGTATTAGCCAAGAGAGGGAAAATCATGACTGAGAATGGAAAGATTCAAAAAATACAACAAAATACAATATTTAAAGGAGGTCTGAAAGGAGCAGCAGGTAGCGCAATGATTGGTGGAGGTTTCCCGTTGTTATTTGGACAAGGGGGTGCTGGTGCTGCGTTTGGTGGTATTGGTGGTGCTATTGGTGGTTCCTTTGGCGGGCAATATGGTTTTGCAGGTTCAATTGTTGCTACAGCTATTGCTCAATGGATACAAGGACTTGATGAATTTAATTTGAAATTAAGAGGTGTAAATGCTGATATGAAAGCATTAGGTTTTAGTAGTGAATTTACGGGTGGAGAGATAAAAGAAATGGCAAAGTATTTAAAAATTTCTAAAGATGAAACGATGGAATTGTTTAGTAATTATATGCGTTTTGGGAAAGAGATTGGTACAACTTTGATGAAGTTTTATGGAAATGATTTTTCTTCTTTATTTGCGATAGGAAAAATCAAAGATCAACAAAGTGCAATACAGGCGATAGTAAGTATGAGTAAGGTTTTGACATTTGAAGAACAAGCACAATTACTTGCACAAGTAGGGAAGACGACTGCTGTTGAGATGCAAATAAAGTTGTCAGATTTGATGTTAGAAAAACAATATGAAAAGAGAAGAGAATTAATAAAAGAAATTAGTTTGATGGGTCAAATTTGGTATTGGACGAAAAAGATTGTAGGAGGAAGAGAATGGGGCGATAAATTAGCAGGTGAAAGTCCAACAGCAAGAAGAGATAGGGAGTTAAAGGAATTAAATGATTCAATGGAGGAAAATCGTTTAAAGACTGAACAAGCTTTAACGGCTATTGGATCAGTAGAAGAAGCAATGGATAAATTAAAACTTCCGACTATTACTGGAGAGGTAGAGAATTTAGGGAAAGAAATAGAAAAATTAATGGATCCTGTCTATCAATTAACACAAGCTGCTGGTGCTATTGGTAATGCTTTTGGAGAATCATTTAAAGGAATAGTTAAAGGTTCAATGACCGCGCAAGATGCGTTAAGAAATCTATTCCAAAGGACAGCAGATCATTTCTTAGACATGGCTGCACAAATAATGGCTGCACAAATTAGAGCAGGGATCATGGGTATGTTTAACTTTGGAGCAAATCCTGTAAATAATTTTGGTGGAATGGGAGTGAAGATGAATTCGTCAGCTTATGAATTTGATATTGGCACACCACCTTTCAAAGCAAAAGGAGGCCCAGTAACAGGAGGATCACCTTACATTGTTGGAGAAAAAGGCCCAGAATTATTTGTTCCAAATAGTCATGGGAGTATTGTTCCTAATGATCAAATGGGAGGAGCGAATATTGTTGTTAACGTAGATGCTTCTGGTTCGGCAGTTCAAGGCGATGCAGGGCAAGCAGAAGAATTAGGAAGTATGCTGGCAGCAGCAGTTCAAGCTGAAATCGCTAATCAGCAACGACCTGGAGGACTCTTAGCAGGTACACGTTAATGGCAACATTTCCATCAATCACTCCGCAATATGGAGTCCAAAAAAGATCAGCACCTAATAAACGTGTGGTTCGTTTTGCTGATGGTTATGAACATCGAATTTTATTCGGGCTGGACGCACATACAAATCCAAAAGTTTACTCTTTAAAGTTCGCAGTATCAGAAACAGATGCAGACACCATAGAAACATTTTTAGACGCAAGAGCATTAGATCAAGCTAGTTTTGACTTTACGCCACCTGGAGAGGGTTCAGCTTCTAAATTTGTTTGTGAGTCATGGAGTAAATCTATTCCTTATCTAAATAGAGCAACAATTACAGCAACATTTAGGGAAGTATTTGAGCCATGAGCTTAGATCCTATTATTGATGATCTGCAAGGTCTTAATCCTTCAGCAATCATTGAATTATTTGAATTAGAACTCGATTCTGCTTTACATGGTAGTCAGACAATAATGACTTATCGTTTTCATGCAGGAAGTAATCTAAATGCAAATGGTGAAATTATTTGGCAAAGTAATACATACTTAAGATACCCAGTAGAAGCAAGTGGTTTTGCTTTTCAAAAAGGACAACTTCCTAGACCACAACTGACAGTTAGCAATACTTTATCTTTACTTACTGCGGTAATGTTAGAGGTCAACGAGGTAACTGCTGGTAACGATTTGACAGGTGCCAAAGTAACAAGGATTAGGACATTAGCTAAGTTTATTGATGATGATAATTTTTCTGGAGGTAGTAATCCTTATGGCACTCCAGCTAACAATGAATTTCCAAGAGAGATTTATTATATAGATAGGAAAGCTGTTGAGAATAGAGATATTGTTACTTTTGAGTTAGCAAGTGTTAGTGACTTAGCAGGAATCAGATTACCTAAACGTCAATGCACTAGAGCGTTGTTTCCTTCTATTGGTACGTTTGTTTAATGGATTGGAAAGAAAAAGCTTTAGAACACGCTAAAGAAGAAGATCCTAAAGAATCCGTTGGTTTGTTGTTAAATATTAAAGGTAAAAAAGTTTATTATCCTTGTCATAATTTATCGACTTACTCTCATCAATGTTTTATTTTAGACCCAGAAGATTACGTTAAAGCAGATAGTTTAGGGCAAATAGTTAGTGTAATCCATTCGCATCCAACAACTCCAGCAGCAGCAAGTGAAGCTGACCGAGTTAGTTGTGAAGCAGGTAAATTACCTTGGCATATTGTTAATCCTAAAACGGAACAATGGGGATATTACGAACCAACAGGATACAAACCAGCGTTAAAAGGCAGACCGTGGTGTTGGGGCGTGACCGATTGTTGGAGTTTAGTTAGAGATTGGTATTTAGAAGAAAAGGATATTATTTTGATGGATTGGGAGCGACCTGTTACACCTGAAGAATTTTTAGAAAAACCTATGTTTGAAGATTGTGCAGAAGCAACAGGTTTTCGTTTATTGAAGCCAGAGGAGAAACTAGAAAATGGTGATTTGTTGTTTATGTCAATTATGGGTAAGGGGTTAAATCATGTTGCAATCTTTTTAAATGGGGAAGTTTTACACCACTTAGCAGATCGCTTAAGTTGTCAGGAACCATACTCTGAATGGTTGCTAAAATGTACGGGAGGCAGGTATCGGTATGTTGAAAACAATTAAACTGTATGGCCATCTAAAAGAGATTACGGGATATGGTGAATTAGAGGCTCATGTAAATAGTGTTGGAGATTGTATTAGGTTTTTATTGATGAACTGGCCTCAATTAGAGGCACACATGAATAAACAGCATTATCAAGTTTTAACTGATGGAACGGATATAGGAGAAGAAGAAATTCATTATCCAGTAGCAGAAGAAATCAAGATTGTTCCTGTTGTTGCTGGTGCTGGAGGGGGTACAGGAAAGATCCTTGCTGGTGTAGCTTTGATTGGACTATCTATTGCAACAGGTGGTGGTTTTGCTGCTTTGAAGGCTGGTTTCATGGGTACAGGAGCAGGTTTAACGGGTCTTTCTGCTATTGGTTTTAATGTTGGAGTTGGTTTAACTTTGATGGGTGTTAGTGAAATATTATTTCCTGTTCCTAAACCAGAAAAGTTTGAAAATGATCAAGATCCACGTATCTCTTTTGACTTTGGTGGAACGCCAAACACCTCCAGAGCAGGAACAACACATCCAATCGTTTACGGTGAGATAATGACTGGCTCGACAGTTATTAGTATGAACTTAACGACTGATCAGGTGACAGCATGAGCAAAATAATACGAGGATCTGGTGGTGGTAGACAAAAGTCTCCTCCCAAACCAACCCGTGCTCCTGATACTTTAAATAGTAGACAGTTTGTAACGATTCAAGACTTAATTAGTGAAGGTGAAATAGAAGGTTGGGCTACTGCATCTAAAGAAAACAGAACAAAAGGTACAGCAGTTTATAACACTGCTGCTTTGAAAGATGTTTACTTAGATGACACTCCTGTTCTTAACCCTAGTGCTGATTCGACAAGTCCTGCGGCAACAGATTACAACTTTCAGGAGGTAAGTTTTACTCCTCGCTTTGGTACGAGTGGGCAGTCTCATATCCCTGGCATTCAACAGTCTTCTAGCCCTATTTCTGGCTTTCCAAAGGAGTGTACTGTTGCTAATGGTGGGGTTACTCAATCAATTACGAATACAGATGTTGATGCTGTTCGAGTTACGATAAACTTTCCTCAATTACAACAGGCAAAAGATAACGGAGATTTATTAGGTTCTAGCGTCCAGATAAGAATACAAATTCAATACAATTCTGGAGGTTTTTCTACTTTATTTACCGATACTGTTACAGGTCGTACCAGTGATTCTTACTCAAAAGATTACAGAGTAGAAATTGATGGAGCGTTTCCTGTTGATGTAAGAGTTTTACGCATAACTGCTGACAGTACAGATGCTTCTTTGCAGGACTCTTTTCGAGTTTTATCAATGCAAGAGTTGATAGATGATAAACAAACTTACGCTAATAGTGCTTATGCTGCATTGAAACTTGATAGTAAAATAGTAAGCAATATTCCAAGTAGAAAATATAGAATTAGGGGTGTAAAGATCAGGATTCCAGGTGCAGGAGCAGGTGGTTCTGGGACACCAACTGTTGATAGTGCTACAGGTAGAATCATCTATCCAACTGGTTATATATTTAATGGCACAATGGCTGCGGCGCAGTGGTGTTCATGCCCTGCGATGGTGTTACTAGATCTTCTTACAACCGTTAGATATGGACTAGGAGATCACATTACTGATAGTAATTTAGATTTATTTAGTTTTGTTGATGCTTCTAAATTTGCGAATGAATTAGTAGATGATGGTGAAGGAGGAGAAGAGGCAAGATTTAGCTGCAATGTTAATATTTTATCTGCAAGTGAAGCTTTTAATTTAATTGAAGAGTTATGTGGAGTGATGAGATGTATGCCTATATGGAGTGCAGGAACAATAACGATTGCACAAGATAAACCTACTGATGCAAGTTTCTTATTCAGTCTTGCAAATGTAACTGAAGAAGGATTTTCTTATTCTGGATCGTCTCTTAAGACCAGACATTCTGTCGTAGCTGTTAGTTATTACAATATGGATTCAAGAGAAATAGATTATGAGGTTGTAGAAGATAGTGCAGCGAAGACGAAGCTAGGAGTTGTTAAAAAAGATGTAAGAGCTTTTGCTTGCACAAGTCGTGGTCAAGCTCAAAGATTAGGAAAGGCAATACTTTTTGCGGAGCAAAACGAGTCAGAGGTCGTTTCATTTACAACATCTGTTGATGCTGGAGTAACAATTAGACCTGGGGCTGTCATAGATGTAAATGATCCAGTTCGTAGTGGTGCTAGGAGATCTGGACGTATAAAAACTGCAACTACAACTTCAATTACTGTTGATGACACACAAGATTTATCGACATTTGGAGGGGCTAACCAAAAGGTAAGTATATTAATGCCTGATAATTCCGTAGAAGTTAGAGATGTCTTAAGTATTACTGATGGTGTTATTAGTTGGTCTTCTGCTTTATCGGAAGCACCAAATGTAAATGCAATATGGTTTTTAGTGAGCGATACAATCGAAGCTCAGAAATTTAGAGTGATAACAGTAGAAGAAGCTGATGGTATTAATTATAAAGTTACAGCTTTATCTTATAGACCAAATAAATATGCAAATATTGAAGAAGGAATTGATTTGCCAGCAAGAAATGTTTCGATATTAAACGCACCCGCAGACCCTCCTACTTCTTTAAGTTTTGAAGAAAAAACGATAGAAAGAAATGGTGTTGCTATATCAAGGTTATTTGTTACTTGGGTTCCTGTTACTGGGGTTAGTCAATATCTAATTCAATATAGATTTGAAAATGGAAACTATGTAAGTCAGGTTGTATTTAGACCTGATATTACAATAGATAACAGTGAATTAGGAACATACGAGTTTGAAATATTTTCATTTAATGCAGCATTACAAGTATCAAATACATCTTTAAGTCAATCATTTGAAGCAGAAGGTAAAACAGCCCTACCAGCAGATGTTCAGAATTTAACAGCAGAGCCAGTCGGTGATCATTTAATGAGACTGAGATGGGATAAATCAACTGATGCTGATGTTTTACATGGAGGAAGAGTTTATGTTAGACACTCCAATAAAACAGATGGATCTGGTACGTTTGCAGGTTCAGTTGATCTTGTTAACGCTTTAGCTGGTAATACTTCTGAGGCAATCGTTCCAGCATTAGACGGTGAGTATATTTTAAAGTTTCAAGATGATGGTGGGAGATTTTCATCTGGAGAGACAAGTGTCATTATTGATATTCCAGACGTAGGACAGCAATTAGCAGTTCTAACAAAAAGAGAAGATTTACTGGCTCAACCTTTCTGTTCTGCCTCTGGATCGGGTAGTTGCACAAGTACTAAAACAAATGTCACTTATACAGGTGGAGCTTTACAGTTAACAGATCCTTCAGCAAATCTGACAGGAACGTATGAGTTCGCAGAAACCCTAGATTTAGGTGCTGTATTTACTTTGACGTTAAAAAGGCATATTCAAAGTTTAGGTGTTTTAATTGGAAACAATATTGACTCTTGGGGAAATGTTGACGATATTGCTAACTGGGATGGAGATCCAGCCAATGATACTGACTGCCAAGTTTATGTAAAAACAAGTACAGATGGCTCTAGTTATGGAGACTTTAATGTTTTTGCTAATGGAGAATTTAAAGCAAGATCTTTTCAATTCAAAGCTAATCTTGCGTCAACTAATACAAACCAAAATGTCAATGTTCAGCAGTTAGGGTATAGCGCAGTTTTGCAATCTAGGACTGAACAAAGTACAACAACGATTGCTTCTGGTTCTGGAGCAAAAAATGTAACTTTCACCAAACCTTTCTTTACTGGAACGGCAAGTTTAGGTGGGACTAATGCTTATTTACCTTCGATTGGTATCACTGCTCAAGGTATGGAGTCAGGTGATTTCTTTGAATTATCTAATGTTTCAGGAACAGGTTTTACTGTTCACTTCAAGAATGGAAGTACAAGCAAGGATAGAAACTTTAGTTATCAGGCTGTAGGTTTCGGCAAAGGGGTATAGAATGGTTGAAACTGTAGAAGATTAGTGTCTCAGGTCACAAACTACAACGTAGAAAATGCTGCTGGTAATGTTGTTCGGCAAGACATTAATAATATTCTTGATGCGATAAGAACAAGCAATAGCGGCAGTTCAGACCCTAGTAACCCTGTAAAGTTTATGCTTTATGGAGATAGCAGTGACGATATTTTAAAAGTTTATGATGGCTCAGCCTTTAGAAATATTGGAGATGTAGGAGAAGATAATTTAGGGCTTTTACCTAGATCAGGTGGCACGATGACTGGTGTCATTTTGGCTGATGATGCTTCAGGAGCGAGTACACCAGCTATAGCCTTTGACGGAGATCCCGATACAGGACTGTTTAGGAAATCAGCAAACACGATTGGATTATCAACTGCTGGAACAGAAAGAGCAGTTATAGACAGTAATGGTTTAACTGTTCAAGCTCGGGGTGATTTAAGGCTTGCTGATTCTGATAGCAGTAATTGGGTTGCTCTACAAGCTGCCTCTGCTATTGGGTCTAATGTTACTTTTACCCTCCCTTCGGCTGATGGCTCGGATGGGCAGATGTTAAAAACAAATGGATCGGGAACACTCTCATTCACAACTGTTCAGGGTGTGCCATCAGGTGCAGTGTTTTGTTTAGCCGTTAGTTCTGTCCCTGCTGATTATCTGGAATGTAATGGTGATGCAGTTAGTCGTACAACTTATGCTGCTTTGTTTGCTGTTATTGGCACGACCTATGGATCTACATCAGGTTCAAATTTCAGAGTACCAGATTTAAGAGGTGAGTTTGTTCGAGGTTGGGATCATGGTCGAGGTGTTGACTCAGGAAGATCAATAGCAAATTCTCAAGGAGATCAAAATGAATCACACGATCACGCTTCTGGGAGTTTAAGTGTTCATACTAAAACCTTAACTGGTACTGCTACAGATATTTCTGAAACATTCCAAGTTGGTTCAACATCTGGAATTTTTGGAAAAGGAGCAAATGGAACAGGGCCATTAACTCCTTCAAGTGCTGATACCAGTGTGACAGGAACATTAACGATTAATGCTAGTCACGATCACAGCATTTCAG